ATTCAATGCCAGATTCGTGTCTGTGTACCCACCAGCAGGAAGAGTTTGCATCTTATACCTAAACGTACTAGAAGTGGCCACAGTAAGCCCACGATACTCATCAGGATATTTACATACAGCAGCTTGACTAAAAGGGTCAACATAGGACTCAACAATTGGGGGAAGAGTGCTTCGTTTCCGCTGATTAAATAATCCCTTAGAGTTATACACCACATTTTCAGTCAAATTAACAGGTGGTGTAAACAGGGAGTTCGGAACAGCCATTTTAACCTTGGCTGCCTTGGGTTGTGCCCGTTTACGGGTCTTAGCGATGGTTTTCTTAACCATCAAGAAAAATCAAATTCAAAAATTGAAGTAATATGGGATACCTGACTTCAAAACAGAGACTGTTCATCGCTGGTGACCCGCAGGTTCACACCGTGCAGTCGTTCGGCTTTCTGATTAGCACGTAAATATTTACCCCGAACAACGGGAACGTTTTGGGTGACTTAGCACCAGCGACCCCATGGGTTTTACGGCACCCCACCGTTACGACGGCATGGGTGGCCTATACTGTTCCACGAGCTCAGGAACAGCAGACCATGTCACACCTTCATAAAATCTCTCAATACACAATTGTTCATCAGGCGTGATTCCAAAAGCCCAATAAAAACTAGCTCGAGTGGCTGGCGTTATGGTTTGTGCCTGACGCCGCATGCCACGTTCTAGGGCGCGAACACCCCAGGACTGCGCCGCGTCTATCCACTTGACAAACACACCAAAACGCAAATAACAGCTGTAAAAAGACTGGAAAATGGGTATCCCGCCATTCATAGCGAGACCCCGAGTCCCCACAGCATGCAGCCATCCCCGAAACTCCTTCTCCTTAAGATAATTATGCACACAAATAGTGTCTTTGGCTATGGCCCATTTTGGGTGCCGCACCATAAGGTAGTCATGGGGCAGTGGACCGACATAAACTGGGTGAGTCTGGCAGAACTCAATGCTTTCAAACTGGGTACACGGTTCCTCAACAGCCATGTTGAAGCCCATCCCCAGGAACCACTCACTGAGCCCTTCCATAAATGTGGGGAGATCTGTCATCTCCAAAAACACCACACAATCATCCCCATTATTTGCCAGGTGGACAAAAACACCTTTACTCCTGGCATAAGCCATAACCAAACAACACATCAATACACAATTACCAAGTGAAGTATTCATGTCGCCGCTCATCCGAACACCATCAGTGTGGTACCGCAACATACCATCTTCAGTGTAGCCTGAACACTGATTGTTGAGCTGCATCCTCAACAGCCATTTTAACCTTCGGCGGTGTTGGCGTCTGGGAAAACACTGCAGATAAATGTCATGCTCCCACTGTAAAGCTACCCTTGAAACATGCTGGTCAAAGCGACTAGCGTCCAAGCCAACGGCCACAGGATTTTTAAAAGCATTCCATTTCTCAAACATAATTCTCCCAGAACGACTGGAATTCATTCCTTTCATAACAGTCGGATGCCGATACAACTCGGCAATAGAATCAAAAATTCTCTCCTCAATTGGGCGGAGAAAAACACCCAATTCAGTGTTGTACCTAGGGTCACGAGGGCTAATGACCCTAGGCACTGGGTCGCGTTTCTGAGTGAAATTAGTCTTCTCATACTTCACGAAAACCTTAACGAAAGAATCTCGCAGATCCAGGCTCCTCCTCAAGAGACTGTCCACTGCGTTTCGATAAATTGTTTTCTTGCGGCCACGGAAAGAAGACACAAAGTCTTCATAACTCGACGGGGCGGTCTTAGGCAACAACCTAATAAAACGTCTCCGAACCCACGACAACTGCGCTCGGAAATTCTCTCGCTCAGGTTTGGGTGGTTCTACAAAAGCGCCTTCTTCATTCTTAACATAGAATACTCGCTCGAGAACCGCCCGCTCCAGCGTGTTAATATCATTATTAAACCCAGTCAGACAAACAGGAGGAGATAACCTGCTAACACGTACTAACTTTCTGGGTCTGCAAG